TAAGATGTTCCGATTCTTGCAGACAAATCTCAGAGGGCAGTCACACAGAACGCTATATATTCCACTTCCAGGTGATAGCGAAAATAACAAAGTCGAATTTAAGATGGAGCCCATCGAAGACGGTATACAGGACGGCTCATTTAAAGAGTATCGTAAGCAAAACCGTGATGATATCCTAGTAGCACATCAGGTGCCACTGTCTAAACTTGGAGGTGGCGATTCTGGTTCTATTGCAGCAGCACTTGCACAGGATCGCACCTTTAAGGAGCAGGTTGCAAGACCAGCACAGAGACAACTTGAAAAGATGATCAACAAGATTATTCGTGAAAAGACAGATATCATTGAGTTTGTATTTAACGAGTTGACACTGACAGATGAAATTGCTCAGTCTCAAATCCTTGAGCGTTATGTTAAGAATCAGATCATGACTCCTAACGAGGCAAGAGTTGTTTTGGACATGCCACAAAGAGATGGTGGTGATGAGGTCCTAGACCTTAAACCAGAAGCAGCAGCAGAGGCAACTACTACAAGAGCCAGAGATGCTGAAAGAACAAACAACAACTCTGACAGTTCATCGACTGTCGCTGGACGAAACCCAAAGGGTGAAGGAAGAAAAACTCCTTAATGTCCAATTTGTCCACAATGTGATACTTATATAAAACGGAGGGTATAATATAATGGTGAGCAATATATCCAAGGCCCATTGGAACTCAGATGGGGAAAATTTACGTCTTTCCATGCCACTTACTAAGGTGGACAAGGAGCGTAGAGTTGTTTCTGGATTTGCATCTTTAGACAATGTTGATAAGCAGGATGACATTGTAACAGCAGAAGCATCAATGGAGGCTTTTGCAAAATTCCGAGGGAACATTAGAGAAATGCATCAGCCACTAGCAGTAGGCAAGATGGTATCATTCAAAGCAGATAAGTATTTTGATCCAGAATCAAAGAAGTTTTATAACGGAGTATTTGTATCAGCATATGTTTCAAAGGGTGCACAAGATACTTGGGAAAAAGTTCTAGATGGAACACTAACTGGTTTTTCTATTGGTGGACGTATGAACAAGTGGGATGAAGGGTTTGACGAGAAGTCAGACAAGGCAATTAGAATTATTAAGCAATATGATTTGATTGAGTTGAGTCTTGTAGATTCCCCAGCAAATCAATTTGCAAACATTGTATCTGTTGAAAAGGTTGACGGAGTAGATGTTATTAAGGGTGACGAAACAGTTTTAGAGAATGTTTTTTATGATAAGGAATCAGGTCTCGTAATGGTTTCAGAAAATGAGTCAGAGGTAAGCCCAACTACTGGTGAGCAAATGGAAAACATAGGTTTCGTTGAAAAAACGGATAATGAAAAGACAGACATGATAAAATTCTTAGTTGATAGTGCTAAAGGCATTAATACTTCTAAGATTAACAAGGAGGTACAACCTATGACAAAATCAAAAACACAAGTTGAAAAGACAGACGTAATTGAAGATGTTGTGGTCGCTCCAGAGGCAGATGCAGCAGTTGCAGAGGTTACTGAAGAAATTACAAAGGCAGAAGAGACAGAAACAACAGAGGTTGTTGAAGTTGAGAAGGCACTTGTAGATATCAACGGAGAGGCACCAGTTGCCGACTCAGTTGAAGCAGTAACAGAAGCAGTTGTAGAAGTATCTAAGTCAGAAGAGGTAATTGCAGAAGCAGTTACTGAAATGAAGAATACTCTAGAATCAGCCTTTAGCGATCTAGTGTCAACAGTAAAGTCTTTGCAAGCAGAAGTAGAACTTCTTAAGTCTTCAAAGGTCGATGTTGATACAGTAAAGGATTCATTTGCAGCAGTTGCAAAAGATATTGCAGCAGTATCAAATGAGTTTAATGAATTTGGAAAACGAGTAGACGCTGTGGAAGCAGACACCGCATTCCGAAAGTCTGGAGATATCGGCGATATCTTTCAGAATCAACCTGAAACGGTTGAAAAATCCCTATGGGGCGGTAGTTTCCTCAAAACAGCCGATCTATTCAAATGAACAAATCACTAGGAGGTGACAATATGTCAGAAGAAATAATCAAAAACCAGCCAGGCGAGAGTGCAAATCTAGGAGGAACAACTCCAGGTCTGTACCAAGGCCAAGGTGCTTTCGCATCAGGTGGAATTGGTGGAGTAAGTAACCCAGGTGCAGATACACTTGGAAATATTCCAACAGCAACTCTTGGATCTACAAGCGGAGCAAACGCTGTTAACCCTAGTGGTTCAGCGGCTTCTGGAATTTTGCGCCCTGAGCAGGCACGTCGTTTTATCGACTATGTTTGGGACGCAACAGTATTAGCAAAGGATGGCCGTCGTGTAACAATGAAGGCTAACTCAATGGAACTTGAGAAGGTAAACGTCGGTGAGCGTGTAATTCGTGCAGCAGCGCAAGCAGTTGGTAACTACACAAACACAGGTGCAACATTCTCTAAGGTCGAACTTACTACCAAGAAGATTCGTCTTGATTGGGAAGTAACAGCAGAATCATTGGAAGATGGTGTAGAAGGTGACGCTCTAGAAGATCACTTGGTACGCTTGATGACCAACGCATTCGCAAACGATATCGAAGATCTCGCTATCAATGGTGATGGTGCAACAGGAGCATTCTTGTCAATCATGCCAGGCTTTATCAACAAGGTAAAGACAAACGGAGATGCACATGAGTCAGTAGTAACCGTAGCAGATAATGCTTGGACACCTGATGTAATGCAGGGCATCATCAATGCAATGCCACGTAAGTACCGTGCACTTAAGAACAATCTTAAGTTCTACGCAGGTACAGATGCATTCGGTGGAATCGTTAAGAACAACGGTACACTTGCTGATGCAGTAGCAGAAGCATTTGCTGGACAGGTCCCAGGATCAACCCAGGCAAACCGCCAGTCATACCTTGATGGTATCGGACAGACATTCGGTGGAGCACGTACAACACGTGTTCTCGGAATTGAAGTTCAGGAAGTTCCTTACTACCCAGCAGGCTATATCGATTTGACATTCCCTGCAAACCGTGTATGGGGATTCCAGAGAGATATCACTGTAAACCGTGAGTACGTAGCGAAGAAGGATACAATTGAATACACTGTATTCGTTCGCTTCGGTATCAACTGGGAAGAAGAGGATGCAATCGCATTCGCTGACGCTGCTTCAGATTCATAATCTGTAAACAGTACCTTTAATGGGGGGCGGGAGTTCACTCTCCTGTCCCCCTTAATACTTTAATGATATAATACAAACAAGGAGGATACAATGGAAAATAATGATTACAACAAGCCATTTTCAGTAGAAAATGTAGAAGAGCCAGCACACGTTGAAGCCCCAGTGGTCGAGACACCAGCAGAGCCAGTAGTAGAGCCAGTCGTAGAGCCAGTAGTTGAGGCACCAGTTGAGGTAGCAGTCGAATCACCAGTTGTCGAAGCACCACCAGCAGAAGAGCCAGTTCAATCACTAGGATTTACAGAAACAGGTGCTATTGGATCAATGGCAGCAGATGGTCCAAAGAAAGATATTAAGCCAGAACTAGGCCTTGCAGACAAGGTTGCTATCTACTCAACAAGCAATGTTCGTTGGGAAGAAGCAAATGGAGCAATCTACAAGGGTGTTAATATTGTAACAAAAGACCAAGCAGACAAGTGGCTAACTCGTTCACATGTTCGCATCGCAACACCCGAAGAAGTCCAAAAGGTTTTAGGGTAATTTAGCATGGAGATATTGAGAGTTTCGCCATATGCAGAAGTACCTGCTAATTTTGTAATTCCTGCGGGGATTGTAGATGCAGATATAACTGTTACCATAACGGATATGGCGGACCTTTCAATTTCAACATCAACATTTACAGAGTCTTCTTCTGGAGAAACATTAGAGATTTCTTTGCCAGGAAAATATGACTCTTCATACAGAGTTGAGATTGTCAAAGATCTTGGAACATCAGATGAGCAAATTTTACAAGATGAGACATACGAGATAGTTAGACCGTATATTGATCCATCAACAAAAGCAACAACAGCATCAGACATCGCAGCCTATGCATTAAATGAGGAAATTGCTAGAGCAATTATTGACTCAATAATCCCAGAAGGATTTTATTATAAGAAAAAAGTTTTACATTTTACAGGAACAGGTGCCGACTATCTTCCAATCTGGGACGATGTTAAAAAAGTTTTAGCGGTATATGAAAACAATAAGTTAGTAGAAGATAGACAATACGAAGTATCATCAGACAAGACGGCGATTATAGAAAAGTCTTCTGATAACATCAATCGTGCAGAGTCTTCTCCACTAGTTTTACCAGCAGCAGCATCAGATTCTTTGGACCCACAGTTTGTATATAGAGGGTTTGGCAAAACATGGGACTACCTAATAACTGTTGAGTATGGATATACAACAGTTCCATCAGACATTATCAGAGCAACAGAGATGCTAGTCCACGATTTAGAGTGTGGAAAGTTAGATTATTACAAGAGATTTATTTCTTCTTACAACACAGATCAATACAGAATTCAGTTTGATAAGGGTCTTTTCGAAGGAACAGGAAATATAATTGTAGACAAGATACTTTCTAAGTATGCTAAGTCTATTACAAAACTTGGGGTGTTGTAATGACAGTTTGCGAAACTCCAGACTTCATGTTTCCAATGCAGGCCTCTCTTTATCACCCAATCATTGAGCAGGGTGACTTTGGAGCAATTAAAAAACAATGGGTTTTAGATAGAACCTTTGCCTGTAGTTTTTCATCAGGTGGATCAGCATTCAAAGAGGATGTAAAGCCAAATGTTAACATTACTCAGAACTCACTACTGGTCGGAAGAACAAAATCAGACATAAGAATATCTTCAAGAGACAATAAAAATGCACTAACAAACATATTAATAACGGATATCAAAGACCAAGAAGGAAATCTAATATACATGGAAACCTCTGGCGTTAGATCTGGAAAGCCAACTCTTTTTGAAATAGCAACATGCGAACCATTCGTAGGCCCTTTCGGAGTTGTAGAGTCATTTAAGTTAGTTATTAGAAGATCAGAAAATCAATCAGGTGACCTATGAAACCAGTATACAATTCTAAGAAGTTTAAAAAAGAAATGAACAACATTATGAACTACTCTATTGGTTTCTTGGACGGTGTTCAAAGAGGAAAGACTCCATTCTTAAGATCTTTAGGAGCACAAACCGTAGAAGTAATGAAGCAGTTTGTGGACTCAAATGCAAGGGTAAATCCAGAGATGCTTCACCATATATACGAGTGGAACAGAACAGGAAGCCCAGGGGCAAGACTATACGACATAGAGTTTACAACTAGTAATATCGGACTATCTTTTAAATCATCTTTCCGTCAATCATCATCAATCAAGGATGGATCGAAGGTTCCTTTCTACGACAAAGCAAGAATTATTGAAAGCGGAGCCTCTGTATTAATTAAGCCAAGAACTTCAGAGGTTTTGGCTTTTGAAGAAAATGGAGAAACTGTGTTTACAAAAAAGCCAATTAAGATTAGTAACCCTGGAGGAGAAGAAGCACAGGGTGGATTTGAAAAAACACTAGATCTATTCTTTAATAGATATTTTTCACAATCATTCTTGAGAACTAGTGGAGTTGCAAAGTATCTTGAAAACCCACAGGTATATAAAAAGAATTTAAGAGCAGGGAAAGCAAGAGGAAGAAGCAAGGGCGTTTCAGTAGGATACGTCTGGGTTGCTAATGCTGGAGTAGGTGCATAATGGCAGCAGCAATTCATCATCCACCAACAATTATTAATGCTTACTTAGCAGCCAAGATTGGTCCAAGTTTTGGTTCCTCTGGAACTACATACTTTTTCCCTACACTTCCTACCCAAATAGACGATCTCATAAACACGTTTCCTCAGAGTAACGGTGTCTTTGGAGTATACGACAGAATGTTCAAGATGAGAAGAGAGGCTTTTCCATACATTAAGTGTGAGCAACTCTTATATTATTTTTATTCTGTAGGTGAGGATGCACAAAAGAATATGATAATTACTCAGCAAGAGATAAGTGATCTGCTTGATAATGGTGATGACTCAGCAAAAGACCTAAATGAGTGGGCTGCAGCAAACATAGACTACGAAACAATAGACTCCAAGCCATGCTTCTTTCATAACTTCAAGATCTATCAATTAGAAGAGACACGAGATATTGTTGACTTTGCCACAGCCCGTACTTATGCGGGTAACAAGATAATTATTGACTATGACTGGCACCCAGAATATGTTTACCAGGGTGCCCCATGTGAAAAAATAGGCATTGTAAAAGGTAGTTTTACTTGCATAAAGACAGATGAAAATAAGTTAGTCTGGGATAAAAACACCTAATAAAAAGCCTGTATAATTAAGGTGAGGAAACAACCCCCTTTTAATAAAATGAAAGAGGTGAGATATATGGCATACAGCCGTGGTTCAAGTAGTAACATCATCGTGGGTGCAGCAGCACTATTTACGCATGATGCAGGTCCAATCGGACTAGATGAGGACGGAAAGATTACCGATGCTCAAGCAGCAACAGATCTTCCACCGTTAACAGCATCAGCAACATCATACAAGACAACATTGTCAGCAGACAATGCATACACAAATATCGGTTACACATCAAATGGTCTAGAACTAGCGTTCGAACCAGATTTTGGTGAAGTAGCGGTAGATCAACTTCTCGACGTTGCTCGTTTATTCAAGCAAGGTATGACAGTTAACCTAAATACATCTTTCGCAGAGGCAACACTAGAAAACCTTCTAGTAGCAATTGCAGCAGATGAAGACGATCTATCTCCAGAGGCCCTAGGTCTTCAGACAATGAACATGTCAGCAGGAGATATTGGCGACGTTCCACTAGAGCGTGGTCTAGTAGCAGTAGGACCAGGTTCTGGTTCTTCAGCAGATCCAAAGGAAAGAATCTATGTTGCATACCGTGCACTCTCAATCGAGAGCGTAACAGTATCAGCAAAGCGTGATGAGGCTTCAATGTTTGAAGTATCATTCCGTCTTCTTCCAAACGATGACGCATCATACGGTAAGATCGTAGATCGTTCACTCGCATAATACAACTTAATACATGAGAGGCTCAATCCTTCGGGGTTGGGCCTTTCTGTTTGGTATACTTATATAATGGCAACAAGCATATATCAAAAACGAAAGTTCTATTTTGTAGATAGGACAGAGATTTCTGCGGGACCCCTTAAGATAAAATATCTTAGAGATTTTCTAGAAACCTTTGAACCAATTAAAGAAGCAAAAACAGATAGCGAATCAATAACTATTTTAGTTGACTGTGCACTAATTGCAATGAAGCAGTATGCTCCACACATAAAGACAATAGAAGATCTTGAGGACAACCTAGACCTTCCTACAATCTATGAGGTTTTAGATATTGCAGCAGGTATTAAGATTAATTCAAAATCAGAAGAACCAGTAAAATCTCAAGCCGTAGAAAGCGGATCATCATGGGAAACTCTAGACTTGGCAAAACTAGAGTCAGAAGTATTTGTTCTTGGAATATGGAAAGACTATGAGGAACTAGAGCAGTCTTTATCTATGCCAGAGTTAACTGCAACGCTTGAAATAAAAAGAGAACTAGAGTATAACGATAAAAAGTTTTTTGCTGCAATGAAGGGTATTGATTTAGACAAGAAATCAGGCAAGGGAAATGAATGGGAAGACATGAAAGCCAGGGTATTTAGCAAGGGCAAGGCAACAGATGGAAGCGACATTATGGCTTTACAGGGCAAGAATGCACAGAGGGCTGGTTTTGGAATAGGAAATGGACTCTCTTACGAGGTTTACGAATAGCCAAAAATAAGCCTGCACTATGGTATAATTGACTAAACCTTATAAGGAGGACAGATGTCTACAAAAGTTGAAGACAAAGAAGAACTATATCTTATCGATGGAACAAAGTTTGAAGTAAGACCACTAAAGATCTCACTTCTAAAGCCATTTATGCAGAAGTTTAATGAGTTGCAGGAAGTGGCAGAAGATAACGAAAAGTCAATGAACGTTTTGCTAGATTGTGTGCAGATTGCATTTAAGCAATATCTACCACTAGTAGCAGACAACAGAGAGGCGATTGAGGAAAATCTAGATCTTCCTACAGTCTATAAGATTATTGATGCAGCGTCAGGTATGAAACTGGCAGATGCAACTGGTCTTCTAAACTCAATCAAATAAAGAAGAGGGTGTTAATGAGTGGCTGATGTAAACTCAAATATTGGTATTAATTTTGATACCAGAGCAGCCCTCGCATCTCTTCGTAAACTCCAGGCTGGATTAAGCACATTTAATCAATCCCTGACTCAGGGTAACGTTGCAGCAATGAATGCCCAAAAGGGACTTAATGATTCATTGATGCAGTCTATCAATGCTACTGGCAAGTTTGTTGCAAGTCAAAAAGAGATAGCAACAAGTACGTCGTCATTCACAAGTGCTCTTGAAAAGAACCAACTCTCTATGCGAGAGTACTTTAGATATACAGCAGCAGCAGCGACGGCAAACACAAAAACCTTTAAGGGTATGTTTGCCCAAGAGCGTGAGATTATTAACCGTGCTCGTAGAGACAGAGTAAAACTTCTTCAGTCTCAGTACATACAATTGGGTAATGCCAATGGTGACCTTGTCAAGGTTTTGCAGGTAGTTCCAAAGCACCTACAAATGGCCAATGGCAAGTACGCTGACTATGCAACAAGAGTTCAGATGGCTGCACAGCGTCAACAGTTCTTAAATCAGTTATTGAAGCAAGGATCAACAAACCTTCTAAACTTCGGTAAGAATACTCAGTGGGCAGGCCGTCAGTTGATGGTTGGTTTGACTATTCCTCTTTCCATTCTTGGATCTGCAGCAGCAAAAACATTTATGGAAATGGAAGAGGCAGTCCTCAAGTTTACAAGAGTTTATGGAGATATAACAACCTCTGGAGATGCAACAAATAAAGCAGTTGCTAATATTCAAAGACTAGGTAAAGAGTTTACAAAATACGGTATTACCGTAAAGGACACAATGGAAATGGCTGCAACTGCAGCAGCAATGGGTATGCAAGGAGATGCTCTAGAAGCCCAAGTAGTTCAAGCAACACGACTTTCTGTACTTGGTCAAGTAGAACAGCAGCAAGCACTTGAGACTACAATCTCTTTACAAAATGCTTTTGGTATATCTTCAGAACAACTTGCACAGAAAATCAACTTCCTCAACGCAGTAGAAAACCAGACTGTTCTTTCTATCGAAGACTTAACGATTGCAATTCCAAAGGCTGGACCAGTTGTAAAGCAACTTGGTGGTGATGTTGAAGATCTAGCCTTCTTTATGACTGCAATGAAGGAAGGTGGAATTAACGCATCAGAAGGTGCTAACGCACTCAAGTCTGGTCTTGCATCTTTGATTAACCCTTCAAAAAAGTCAGCAGAATTCATGGCACAACTTGGAATCAACGTAAAGGGAATTGTAAATAATAATGCTGGAGATCTTAAAGGTACAGTAGTTGGTTTTGCTAGAGCACTTGATACTTTAGATCCACTTAACCGTGCAAGAGCAATTGAGCAGATGTTTGGTAAGTTCCAGTTTGCTCGTCTATCAACATTATTCCAGAACGTTACAAAAGACTCTTCTCAAGCAGCAAGGGCATTAGGACTTGCAGGAGCATCAGTTGAAGAGTTAGCAATTCTGTCTGAGCGAGAATTAAAAAGAGTTGAAGATTCAACAGGGGCTAAATTCAAAAAAGCCATGGAAAATTTAAAGAATGAACTAATACCAGTAGGTAAAGCATTCTTACAAGCAATAACACCAGTCGTTGAATTTGTTGGAAGACTGCTAGAAAGATTTAATGGTCTCAGTGATGGAACCAAGAAGGTAATAACAATTATGATTGGAGTGCTTGGAGCAATTGCCCCAGTTGCACTTATGACATTCGGTGTTCTTGTTAACGGTATTGCAAACGTAATTAAGTTCTTTGCCATGTTGCGTGGTGGAATTGCTAAACTTAACGGACAGAACAATGTTCTTGGTGGAGGGTTTGACTATTTAAGTAATAAGCAGACTGAGTTGCTTGCAGAAACAAATGCTCTTCATACCTCTCACCAGCAATTAATCTCTACATTCAATGTTGAAAAATCTGCAGTTGATGGTTTGGCAGCATCATACGCTACCGCAGCAAGCCAAGCACGTGCCCTTGCAAGTTCATCACCAGGACTGTTTAATTCAGTCCCAGGGGCAGCAGGAGCCGTAGCAGGGCTACCTCCTAAGAAGTTTGCAGAGGGTGGAGTTGTTCCAGGCACAGGAAATAAAGACACAGTACCAGCACTACTAACCCCTGGAGAGGTTGTTCTTACAAAGCAGACTGCAAAAGAAAATCCAGAATTAGTTGCAGCACTTCAAAACGGATCTGTTATGAAGTACAATAACGGAACTGGTAAAAGACAGACCACAGGACAATCATCTAAGGGAGTAGCATTTGATGTTGGCGGACAACAACTTCGTTTAGCAATAAAGCCAGAATCAGAAAAGAATGTTACAGCAGTAACAAACCTTGTAAAAGCAATGCAAGATGGATCAATGGGTGTTGAAAATGGAGCAGAGGTTCTTCAAGAAGTCTTTGCAAGATTAGCAAAAGAAGGAAAGGTAAAACTTGAAACCTTCCTTGCAGAATTAAGAATTGTAACAGAAGAAATGAGTGGTGTTACTTTAGCATCTAATCAAATCAATGACAAAGCAGGATTTACAGGTAAGCAAAAAATTGCAGGTCACTCTCAAGGAGAATCTGAGGGTGGTGGTAGTAGTGTAAGAGATGACATGTACGCAGCAGGTCGAGGTGCTGAGTATGAAAGAATGCAGAAAATTGCTAATGAGTCTGGAGACAGAATAGATCAAATACCTGGAATGAAACCACTTCAAAGGCCAGATGCATCAAAGGGCAAGAAGGGAAATGTTCAGTTAGACAGAGGTCATATTGCTTCTCCTGGTGCAACGGCAAAATCAGTTTCTGAAGGATGGGACCCAGACTTGTGGGATATCTCAACCCACTCAGAAAATGAACTATCTGAAATGCTTGCACCTAAGCAAAATGAAGACGGCACAGAAAAAGCAAATGCAGCAAGAGATCTTTATTTTAAAAAATTAGATGAACTTGAAGCAAAAAAAGCAGCAACAACAGAACAAATAAATTCTATAAAAGAAAAAATTCTTGTTAATGGAGCATTGAACGAAGAAGAACTTCAGATCCAAGCAGGAGTCCTTCAATCAATGCTGGATGACACAGAGTTTATGGCTAAAGAAACAACAGGAAAGAAAGGCAATAAAGGAACTGTTGCAACCCCTGGATTTAAAAGAGCAGCAACAGCAACAATTTTTGATGCCGAAGGAAGAGCAAAATATCCTAAAACAGATATTGCAGACCAAAGACCTAAAGAAGAGCGTATTGCTTCTGGAATGGCAAAGGTTGAAAAAAGAAAAGGAAAGTTTAATGAAGACGGTGGTGATGGTTTTGTCCCACTATCAGAAGCCGAAAAGAAAGCAAGACTTGATTCAATCACAGTTGCTGAAGATGTAGACGCAGACCTTACTGCTGCAGAAAAGAAAGCAGAGACAGCATCACCATCAAAAAGAACTAAGCGTCTTGGAAAAGATATTGCAGACGGACTTGCACAAGGATTAGAAGAAGGAACTCCTGGGGTAAAGACAAAGTCTTCACAACTTACTGATGCAGCGCTTCCATCAGCAGCAGAAACACAAGGCAAAGTTGACAAGATGGATCTTGCAAACAAAGCATTCTATGATGATATTGATACACCAGAAATGCGTGATGAAAGACAAGTTCTTAAGTCTCTAGATAGACAAAGAAGAAAGCGTGGTGCTACAGGAACGGTAGATTCAGTTTCATCAACACCAGTAGCATCTCAAGCATCACTTCTAAATGCTTCAAAGACTAGCGCAGCAGCAGAAGAGTTAGCGGTAAGCACAGAGCAGGCAGCGACAGCACAAGCACAAGTTGTCCAGCAGATCAAGGATGAAAGCAGATCAAGAGTTACTGTTAAGGGTAACACCATTAATATTGGTAAGGCTCGTCAAGAAGCAGATAGATTAGACAAAGAAGCATCTGAAGCAGAAGCAGCAGCAGCAAAAGTTAGAACTGAAGCAGCAAAGTGGGAAGAGGTTGCAGCCCGTGAAGGTGGCAAGAATAT